ACGTCAAGCCAAGATTTACGTAACTCCTGATCTGATCGGCGGTAACCAGCCAACGTTTGAGGATCAGGTGACGCTTACGTATGCAGGTGTTTCCTGCACAGCGCAAATCACAGACGTGCGGACATACCGCGGCGGCCAAGAGTATTTATACGTGCTACTGGTGCGCTTCTAATGGCACGCGACATTAAACATATGAAGAAAGACCTGATGGCTCGTCTAGAAGACGACCTGAACGGTCTTATTCAGATTGCGCTTGATGAGCTTGCGACTCCAGAAGTTAGCCCCGTACTGACGGGCTTTTTTGCCTCCAGCTGGAAGGCAAGCACCAGCCGCCCTCGCGCCCGCGACGAAAGAGAGGACTTCAATCCTTGGGACAAGATCGAAACTGTCACTATGCCTAACGGCTATGTGAAATTAGCTGCGGGCAGTCAGCCAATTATCCAGCCTCGACATGGAGTACCTCGTTTTAAGTTGAACCAAGCAGTATTTATTGGCAATACGGCTAAATACGCCTCGGACGCACTTGCATCCCCCAAAAACAAGATTCCTACCTACATCCAAGGCGAATTAAGGGACCTTGTGAAGTACGTCTTCGGCGATAAAGGCGCTCCAACCCGCATCCGTGTTGCATCCGGCCAAGGCCAAGGCGGGCGAGGCTTATTCAATCTGCTCGGAGCTGATCGTAAGTATGTTTCTTACGAGGTTCCCGGAGAAACACCATGACGCTTGTTACCGCCCGCGCAGCATTTGAAAAAGCCGTGACGGACGCGGTTTTAAGTGCAGACAGCGATGTCCGCCTGGTTTACGACAACGTCGCGTTTACCCGCCCAGGCAAAAGTGAAAAGTACATTTTGATGTCAGTCAACTTCTCCCGTTCGACCCTCCAGACCCAAGGTGCCGCGCAGGACTATTACTCCGGCGTGATCCAGTGCAACATCTACGTCCCCAAAAACGCTGGAACGTCTGTGCTTTCCGCAATCAGCGAGGCGGTCATCGACGGCCTGACTTCAGTCAACGCCAGCGGGTACACCGACACTTACAGCGTTTCACCCCGCGTTTTGGACATCGTCGGACCCCTACCCGTGAACACAGAGGACCGTTCGCACTTCATCGGGATTGTGTCTTGCCAGTTCACTGCGCGGGCGTAGTATTCTGTAGTAACCAACAAAATCATTTATGCGTGCTACCGAACTGCTCCGCAACAAATTCGGAGTCAGCCAGCTCTACAAGCACGAAGTTAAGAGCGAAGGCGAAGTGGTGCTGGAGGTGTACTGGCACCCGTTGACCATCTCTGAGCGCGAGTCAATTCAAAAGAAGGCTGATTCGGATGACGCAAATGATTTTGCGCTGAGTCTGATGATCGAAAAGGCACTTGATGCTGACGGCAAGCGTTTGTTCCAAGACGGTGAGCGTGCCGCCTTGCGTCGTGACGTTGAGGCCAGCATTCTCCAAGACATCCAGCTGGCCATGCTGACTTCTGGAGCGGACTCAAAGGTGGAGGCAGCGAAGGCCAGCCTAAAAAGCTGAGAAGGACTGGTTTTTCATCTTCTTTTTAGCGAAAGAGCTGGGCATGACTGTTGCCCAGCTTTCTCGCGATTTAACGATGGAAGAGCTGGTTGGGTGGGCAGCATTTTTTGAGCTGCGTAACGAGGAAGAGGAAAAGGCCCGAGATCGCGCTCAAGCGCAGTCCAGGGTCAAGTCGATGCAGGCGCGATAGACTGCGTTGTAAGACTTCTGCCGTAGCCCAGTGGCTGAATATAACGTCAATATTCAGCTTCGGGCCAAGACGCAGCAGGCCGAAAAAGCGCTTGCTGATATTGAAGGGCAAGTTAATAGCATTACTAAAAGCACGGAAAAGGCGAACAGGTCTTTTGCGGGGCTTGGGAAAGGTGTAAAAGCGGCCCAAAAAGTTGGTGCCAGCCTTAAAGATATTGGCTTAAAAGGCGCTTTTGCTCGCGGTGGGTTAGCTGCGGTTGCATTGCAGCTAGGCAAGTTTGGAACTGCTGCGCAGCTAACGACAGGGTTTGCCGCCAAGCTGACTACTGGCGTTGGTGCGCTTGTTGGCAAGGTAACAGGTGCAGCCGCAGGCTTTGGCACGCTTGGCGCCGCGATTGCTGGCACGGGGCAGGCATTTGAGCTTGCAACACAAGCCTCCGCTGCAACTGGGCAAGCACTTTCGGGCGTAATCCAACAACTGGGCGCAATGCCCGCCACTTGGGGTGCGGCAGCTGTTGCTGCGATGGCGTTTGCCCCGCAAATGTTTAGCGCCGGTAAGGCAATTAACAAAGCAGTTGGCAAAGAAGCTGAACGCCAAATTGCTGCAACTGTTAATCAAATCGGCGGGTTAAATCAACAAGTTAAATTTACCGCTTCTTCTTTTAAAGAGTTAGTTGAAAAAAGCAACCTTAATCAGCTAAATGCGCAGCTTGCTGATGCGCGTCATCAGCTAGGTGAGTACCGCTCAGACACACAGGAAGCAGTTAAGGCGGCTCAACAGCTTGCGACTGTCTTAAAGCTGCAAAAGGCTGAGCAGCAGGCAATCACCGACCTGGCACGTCAAGCACAAGGACTGCGCTCCGAAAGTGTCGAGCGACGTGCGACTAACACTTACAACGTTATTCAGCGTCGCAAAAAATTCCTTGCTGAAGAGGCGAAGGCCGCTCAGGAATCAGCGCGGGCAACTCGCGAACGAGATGAAGCGCTTTCTCGTGAAGCGCGAGAGAAAACTGCTGCAACAATCAAAAAACGGCAGGAAGCTCTTGAGGCAGAGGCTCGCCGTGTCAGGGAGTCGATTAAGGCCAACTACGAACTGGCACGTGCGCAGGACATCCTTGCCGATAAGCGTGCCAACGCTGTGTTGGAGGCGGCCCGTCAGCGGCGCATGGCTGGCACCACGATGTATGGACCTGGCGGCGCTGGTCCTGCAACCGCCAGTTTTGCTGCAAACGCCGAGGCAGCAAGACAGGTTGACGCTCAAAACAAGGCGTTTGCTGAAGGCGCCCGAAAGCGGATCGAGTGGGAGAAGAAGGTCAATGAAATATCGACAAGCCTTCAGAAAGAACTCAACAGCCTGCGTACCAAGCACAGACGTGAGCGGTATTTCCGCGAGATCAAGCTTGCCGAACAGGCTGCTAAGTATGTAGAGGGATTGGAGCGTAAGGCGGCACAACGCGCTGAAAGTCTTGCCCTTGGCGTGGGTTTCCCGCTGCTGTTTGGCGGTGGTGTCGGGTCAGTTGCTGGTGGTGCGCTGGGCTCTGTCCTCGGCGGCCAAGGATTTGGTGGTCAAATCATCTTTAGCGCTATTGGCCAACAAATCGACACTGTTGTTGCCAACATTGCCAAGCTTGGCCAGGCGCTCAATCCACTAACGCTCGACCTAGACGCTGTGACTACAGCGGCAGGGATTTCTGGTACGGCGCTTGAGAAGTACCTCAAAGAGCTTGAAAGCACTGCTGGCAAAGCCAAAGCAGCAGAGGAAGCTCAAAAAGCACTTGCTGCTGTTGTTGGAGACGAAGGTATTGATGCACTTGAGGAGTTTGGAGAGGCGACTCAAAACCTGTCGAATGCTTTTGACCGCGCCATGTCACGTATGGCGGCAGGTGTTGCGAGGTTGATCAACTCTATTCCTGGCTTTTTGCAATTCACTAGCAACCTTGAAAGAGGTGGAGTGCTGCAGCGGGCACTTGCATCTACTGATCCCGCCCAGGCAGGCAATCTTCAGCTGCTAGAGCAAGCACGTGTTGGAGCGGGCGGCGTTGATATTGGTAAATACGAATCAGCCATTGAAGCCCTTATTCGGACGCAGCGAACGATTGAAGCCGGTGGTGGCAATGCTCAGGACATGACGATACTTAAGCGTCAGCTTGAGGTTGATAAAGCCAGGGTTGCTTTGACTAGGGCAGGCAATGATTTGGCGGATGATGCTGTATTTAAGGCTCGTCAACAGCTGCAAATCAAAGAGCACGCATTGCGTATTGAAGAGGTAAGTCAGAAGGATTTGACTCGTACTGCTCGAAATGCAGAGTTTGAGAAGCTTGCCCTTCGCGATGAGCGCGAGCGTGTTCAGTTGGCAAATGACAGAGCGGCTGCTTTGAGCAAGGCTGCAAAAAAAGGAGCGAAAGAGGGAGAGCGCGTCACAAAAGAAGTTGCTCTGCTCAAGATCAGGAATGGCCTTACCAGCACGATGCTGACGTTGGATACGCAAATTGCGGACGCCAAGCGCCAGGGTCGTGTTGAGGATGTAGAGGCGCTGCAGCGCTCCAAGGTTCTTCTTCAGGGCATGGCTAAAGAAGAGGAGTTGCGCGTTCGGATCAAGGATGCAGGCGAGCTGGCGGCAAAAGTTGATGAAAACAACTTGGCTACACGGACTGAACTGGCAAAGCTTGATCAGGGCAAATCAGATCGGATTCAAGCAGAGACAGAGGCTGTTCAAAGCACGCTGAACGGTCTTGACATGCAGCTG